TAACACGATTGTATTTTTCTGATTTACTTTCACCTTGTAATCTAACTTCACTTACAACATTGTCTTTAGTTAATAATAATTGTGAAGCACCTGAACCCTCAATAATAATTTTGTATTTACCTTGTGTGTAATTAAAGATTGCTCTCATAGGGACTAATAGTTCTCTAACATTATCAATTACTTTTTTCTCACTATCTAATACTGCGTTTGTTTCAAATAAGTTAATTGTACTTGCACCTGAATATGGAGTTACTTGTGTATCGCAAGTGTTGGCACTAGTTTTGAATGTTTCGTAATTACTTTCAAAGGCATCATTAGGTAATCCTTTTCCATATCTAGTATTTCTTAAATAATCTAAAAGAATTAAAGATGAGTTTGCAGAATAAGCCCAAGTAGAAGCTGTATCTTGTCTATGTGAACCAGAACCACCTTTAGTTGTGTCTAGTCTAGGGTCGTAAATCTTTTTACCTTTTAAAGTAACTCTAACTTCTGGCATACCATTAAAAGCATCTTGATTCCATTTGAACCTTAAAGCTAAATAAGCAATACCAGATAGTTTATGATTTGATGTCCAACTTGTAGTTTCATCAAGCAAAGAAGAAGCTGATTGATTATCTAATCCAAAAAATGCCTGAATAGAAATTAAACTTGTGCTATCTTTATAAAAATTAGTATCTGAACTAGAAACACCTCTTAAAGTACCATCTGTTAATGCACCATCAAATGTTACTAATTTGTCATCAACATAAATTTCTTCTATGCTTTGGATTCCACTTCCACCACCTTCACAAAGTATTCCTGCGACATAGAGATATTGGTTATCTGTTCCTGAAGATTCTACAAATGTCCTAATTATCCCAACTTGTCTTTTACCATATACAACTGGAATTGGATTGTTATTAGAATCTTTATTTACAAGAGTACCTTTAACTTCATCAAAAGAACTTTGTCTTGGTGCTTTAGGTTTAGGTGCAAGTACATAACTTATAGCTGTAACTATAATTGTAGTTATAATTGCAGTAATAGTTGCTGGTTCTGCTTTATATAAAGATATTACTTCTTGGCTAATAGGATTATTAAATACAGCATTAATAAAATCAAATAGTAAAGCTGATACTAATACTGTTGTTGCAAATATTTTTTTCATTGATGTATGTGAAATGGTCGTTTAATTTTTTCTGATATTCTGTAAATATTAAAATTATCATTACATCTAATCCATTTAACAGATTCATTAACTTCTATTTTTGGTCTAAAATATTCTATAACCCATCTCATTATTTGTTTAGCATTACTCTTTGCAATAACTCCTACAACCCAAATATTATTTCCTGACTTCCATTCATTACTTTTTAATTGTCCAGTAAGTTTGTATCTCTCCTGAACTGTATCACTTAAATAAGCCCAATTAGTATAACCAACATCTTCGTTTCCTATTCTGTGAATTTGATATTGGTCTAGGTTTAAAGATGGAGTAATCATTTCTGTTAATTGTCTATAAGTAAATTTATCATATTTAGGAAATTGTCTATACAGATGAACTATTCTATATATATCGTTCATTAAGCTGAACCCCATTTAATTTTTTGTGCAGTCTTACTTGCAAATTCCATTCCTTTGTCGTTAGGAAAATAAAGCTTCTGTGAATTTTCAGCAGTTCTTCTACCAGATACTTTTTCAAAATCTGCCCAATGAGAAGTTATAATAATATTAACAGATGATGTTGTTGCATTTTCTTCCAATGAAAAATTAGATATTCTTCCATCAAATAAAAGAAATGGGTCTGCTATTAATGCCTGACTATCATTTAAGAAACCTCTATAAACTTTTGCTACTTTGTTCATGTAATTGTTATTAAGTAATAAAGCTATGATTGTTTGATCTGCCCCTGAAAATTTAAGTGTTAATGTATTTACAGAAACGTCAGCAGTTTCTTGAACTTCAGAACTTCCTAAAAATAATGATGAAGCTGTGTATGTATTGCCATCATAACTTAAATCTTTGTAGTGATCTGTGTAATATGTTCCAGTACTAATACCTAAATAAATAAGTTCAACTGGATTAAGTTTGTTTGTAGCTATCTCGGCTATGACACCAGCAGTTAATGATCTTGTCATTACAATACCTCTATAAGATCAACTTCGTATTGGAAATAATTTTCTGTGCTAATATTAAATTCTTGAATATCCCCAGTAAGTCCAACTGTAAAATCTACATTATCATAAATTAAAATTGCATTGTCAGCTACGTTTGCTCTTAATGGTGGTTCAAAAGTTAAAGTTCCTTGACCAGAACCATTAGATGATACATCTGCCATAACCATATAAACTTTTGCTTGACCAGTAAATCTAAAATAATCTCCAGCTTTAAATACACCTGATGTGCTGTTAGCCATTCCATCTATTGCAACAGAAGTAACTCCTGCACTAATAGCACCATTTACAGATATAACTCCTGAAGCAACTCCAAGAGCATCATCTATTGTTGGTGGTACATATTGGAATGATTCCATTTGTGATCTTTGTTTCATTATAAAAGCATTTATAGGTGCAAACTCAGTTCTTGTCATAACTGGAAATCTAAGTCTTAATCTAAATCTTTGTCCGTCTATTTGTCTAGCTTGTCGTCTGCCAGATGCAGTTGTGGTTACAATAGTATTTTGATTAGAACTAATAGCTACATCTCTCGGTGCTGGACTTGATGGGAATGTTCCACTCATACTACGTTAGATTTTCCTTTTTGATTAGCACCTTGATTAACTAAGTTAATTATAGTTGCTCTATTATCAATTAATAATTCTCTAATACCTCTAACATCATTTGCTTGAATATTAAATGTTATATTCTGTCCTGTGTTTGCCATGTCGTGATTAGGCACAATAGTTCCACTTGTGTTTGGAATAAATAATTCTCTACCTCGTTCTCCAACGACTGCTGGTTGTCCTGCGTTTATTGCACCACCTTCTGCAAAAAACGAACCTACAATAGCTGAAAATATTTGACCTTCAATAGAACCACCACCACCACTTGAACTTGCACTAGCTTGTCTTTCTTTCTCTCTTGTGATTGCTCTTTCAACAGCTAGTTTTTCTAATAATTTTCCTATCTGTTGTACTATTTCAAAGGTTTGTAATTTAGCATAAAATAAATTTAATATTTCTCTACCTAAAATTTCAATGCTTGTTTTTAAAATGCTAATTAATAAACTTTGTCCTATATTTTTAAATACATCTGATAGTTGTTTGCCTAATACAATAGACTCAGCTATTTTTTCTGAAAATTGAGATATACCTGCATTAAGAGTATCTGTTATTGTTTTTGTTAATCCTTGTGTTGTAAAAAAAGCATCATTAATTAAATCAAGTTTATTTTGATTATCTTCAATAACTCTTTTAATAACTAATTGAAAATCTAATAGTGGAGTAGGTAATACTTCTTTTTTTGGTAAGCCAGTTGATCTGCCAGTTATTTCAGTTGGTGAAGTAAAAGTTCCTGATACATTAACTTTGGCATTACCAGTTCTTTTAAATAACAAATCAAATGCTTTATTAACATCATCTATTTCTTGTTTTACTGTAAACTTTAAAGCATTAGCAACATCTTTAGCAAATTTTACAAATCCTGTTCCACTATCTACTGTTGCACTAGTTAATTTACCTAAAAATTCTAAAAGAGCATCTCCTTCTGTTGTTAATGATGAAAATGCTTCAGCTAAATCACTAATAGATTTTGTTAAACCTTGTTCGCCAATTTTTAATAAAACTAAATCTGATTCTTTACCTATTCTTGATAAAGCTGTTGATAAATTATTTGCTCTTTCTTGTGTAGCACCAGCAAATGATTTTTCTAAACCATTTAATAATGCTTCTAATATTTTGTTTGCACCTCTTGTAGTATTGGCAAATTTCTCAATACCATCTTTTGATAAACCTAATTCATTTTCTAATATTTTAAATGCAGGTATTCCTTTTGCAACTAACTGATTTAAACCTTGTAAACCTAAGCCCCCTTGAACACCTTTGGCAAATAATCTTGTTAAATCATTTAATGTATCTAATTGATCTGTTGATGCTGAAGCAGTATCGGTAAATATTTTTAATAATCTCTCAGTTGGATTAATACCAGCAGTAGATAAAGTTATAAAAGAATTTGCTAAGTCTTGTACTGTAAATGTAGATCGTTTAGTAGACTCAATTAAGAAGTTTAATACTTGTGTTCCGTTCTCAGTTGAACCTGCTACTCTACTTAAAGTAGTTTGTAGATCTTGGAATTTTCTTGTTTGATTAACTACTCCAGTTAGTGTTGCACCAGTAGCAAATCCTAATATTGCACCTTTAACACTTAAAAAAGATGTTGTTAAATTATTAGCTTCTTTGTTTGTTTGTTTGAGATTGTTTTGTAAATCGTTAAATGCTTTTTTTGTGCTATCTATCGCATTAAGTTTTATGTTTAGTTGCTGATCTGCCATAGTGTAGTTTATCTCGTTCTGCCTTCACCTTAAAATATGCTATCCAATAATAAAATTCATCTTGTGTAAAACACAAAACTTCTTCCATACTCATTTTCAATTCTTGACCCAAAGAGAGTACGGAATACAACTCCGAATCAAATCTTACTTTTTTTCAGCTTCCTCGTAAGAAACACCAGACAACATTTCTGTTGCTACTTTAGCTATAACATTTGCATCAGCATTATTCAATAATGTTAGCTTGTCATCTAGCTTAAATATTTTATTTCCTTCTGAGTCTTTTGCTTTAAGAACTATTGCATCTACCAATACTCCTAGATCATCATTCTTAGCACCTTTAAATAGGTTTCTTTTTTCACCTAAAGTAAATGGTGAGCAATATATTATTAAAGGTTTGCCTTCCTCGCCCCACTCAGCTACCTCAATCTTCTTAATGCCTAAAGCTTCAAATTGTGCTTTAACTCTATCTATTACGTTCATATCTTCCTTTTCTAATTAATAATTAATTATGCGTTCCTACTGTTACTGCACCAGTTCCAGTAAACGTCATTTCTGCTTCTACCATTCCGTCAAATGAAGCACTTACATTGTAAGCTGTAACTATTGCATCACCTGAAAAAAATTTATCTCCTGCTGATGTTCCTTCTGGAGATAAGTTAATCGTAATTGCTGAACCAGCAGTTACTAATAATTGTCCTGCATCTGCTTCATCAAAAAATAAACTTGCTGAACCTGAAAAACCTTTTAATCCAGTTTTATAAGATCTGCTTGAATCACCTAATGAAGTATCTTCAATAGTGTCTGATGTTTGCTCTAGTGTATAACTTCTTAATTCACCTAAAACAGTTGAACCAATTTTTATTACACCTTCTGAGCCAGTATGTGTTGCCATTTTTTTTTCCTTGTATTGTTAATGTTAAGGTGTGCCAGAAGTGTATTGATACATAACTCGCACCACCATTCTGATACCACCAATGGGGAACAAAACTCCTTCATCAGTAGATACTTCTACTATTTGAGTTTGTTTTGCGAACCCACCTCGTGTTCTATCAGAATTTAATGAAGTTTCAATCGTAGTGATTAACTCATTACGTTTTGTGTCAATATTTGTTTTAGTTCCTTTAACATATCCAACTATGACATAATCAGCTACGGCTTCTCTTAATGCACTTGTAAAACTTATTGTTTGATCTGTTCTAGTTTCATTTCCTGATTGCACAAAACAAGCTGGATATTGTTGTTCAGATAACTCATCAACATTAAAAGGTTCTCTTGTAATCTTCTTTAAAGTAATAGGAGAAGTTACTGCTGTTAATACAGTTATAATATTAGATGCTATATCTTCTCGTTTGCTCATTTAATTGTGCTTAGTTTATTATATTCTTTCATAAATACATTCATAATAGGTTGTATCTCTCTTGCACCAATAGCAAAGAATTTTCTTTTCTTCTGATTGCCTAGTGCTTTAGTGTTT